TGTGCGCTTCCTTTTCAGTTATTCTGTTTATATTGTCCTTTAACGGCCAACTGCCGCATACATCACATCTCCTATAATCAGGTAAAACCTTTTCGCATTTTTTACATCTCCATATTTGCATAGTCTTTTTTTGGTTAATAATCTATCCCCGCCCTCCAGTCCTAAAAGGGCAGAGGAGATTATCAACTTATCTGTTGATTACAACGCCGTGATCGGCACGATATACGGCAACGCCGTAAATCGCATCAATTACGGTTAGATATGCTAGATATTCTAAGATGTAGTCAATCTGCGTTCTGATTTTTTTCTGCATGCCTAACTGGAATGCTTCTCTGTGCAAATACAAGTTACCATGAGAAATAGTAGCCGGTGAACCAGTGCTTGTTGAAGGAATATTAGTGGTCAATTTAACTGGTGCGCCGTAAAGGTAGCCGACAGTTAAACCATTAATATTGTTATTCAACGTCTCACCTGTAACAAAATCAGTTCTGATAAACTTTTCCAATTGCCAGAGGTCAGTCATGCAGTCAGGATAGAAAAACCAGCACCGTTCCTCTTGCGGAACGTCACTTACTGTTAATGCTTCCCAAGCGGCCAACACAACTGCGTCAGTTAATGCCACGCCTGCCGTGCCGACTGGCGTCTGGGTCAAAGAAGCTGACAGTCCGAATAAATCGGTATCTACTTGTCTGCCAACTCCATACGCACCTTTTCCGACATATTCACGCTGTAAATTCAACATTGACTTGGCGGCAAGGTTATCCTCAATCAAAAATGAGGCTTCCTTGTGCTTGTCGATTGTTAAAGAAACATTGGCTTCTGTCGGTGTCTGGAGCGTAACTTGCGTACTAGCAGCCTTATCATTAGCTGTTAAATTGCTAATGGTCTGGGTTGTTAAAACATCCCCATAAGCGTCAACTTCGTCATCTCTGCGATAAACAAAGTTCGCAAGGTGCAATGCTCTTTCTCTCTCACGCTGACTGCGGGAATCCCACAATTCAGGTATAAAAATAGTGTGAGTAGCTATTGTCTGATGATTAGTGCCTAAGGCCATAATCGTTATTCCTTGTACTTAGCCCCTACACCTTATAAATCCAACTCTTAGATGTTCAGTTTTTCTCTGCGTTTTCTTATCGATTCATTTTCTCGCCTTTTAAGTTCTTCCGTGGTTATTTCCTTTTCTTCTTTTTCAGTTAAAGGAGGTGGATTCAGGTCTTCTGGTTGCTGTTTGCCGCCAGGTTGCGGTGTGGAAGTCTGCTGATTAAGTGGTGCAGACTTTTTTTCAGGTTGAGGTACTCGGCCTTTGGCGATTTCAACCGCCATATCAAAGCCTTCTTTTCCTTTCTCAAGCAAAAACGGCTTTTCTTTAAAGAGAATTTTCTTTATTACGGAAGCAAGTTCAGTGGCATTAGGATTGTCTAAACGAAAATTAATTAATAATCGTTCAGCTTTTCCCTCTAAATGCTCTTCTCTGATTGATTCCCCTTTTTTGTAATCACGCTTAGGTTTGGAAGGATTATCTTTTTCTTCCCACTCCTTTTGCAGATTATCAATCTCCTTTTGCAGATTATCAATCTTTTCCTGTTTATCCTTTTCTCTTTGTTCCGCCTCTTTACGCTTTTTCCGTTCATTACGGATAGCTTCGTCTTTGCTCTGATTAACCTTTTCAGGGTCAACCTCCTGCTTTTTTCCCTCATCAGACTGTAAAGGGTCAGGCGCAGGGCCTAATGGATCTTGATCTTGAGTCTTATTCTCAATCTCCTGATCCAGTTTTTCGTCCGGTAGTCTTTCATCTGTCATAGTTTTTTTTCATTAATTTGTTATCGGGGTAAATTGTCCCCACTATGATTTAGTTCTCCGTTAGGAGTTGCAAGGCAGGAAGACTGCAAAACCTGCCCTGCGATCCCTAACTGAAACTTTATTTCTATTGAAATTTTGTTTCTACTGAAATTTTATTTTCTCTTCCTACGTCTTTTCCTACGTCTTTTTATTCTGCGTGCTTTACCGCCTTTTTTCTTGACTTCAATAACTTTGTTGTTCTTGAAAGCCAAGCGAATTTTACCCTTTTTAGTCTTTTTCCAGCGGTATCGCACTCCTTTGGGTAATGGCATAATTTTTACTCCTTTTTATCTTCAAATTTATCCTCAAAATATTTAACAAAAGACTCCTCCACAGTCTCTATGGCTCTTATCTCGGAAATAATCCCTCTAATCTGTCCGGCTATTTTCTTGTCAGCGTCAGCAAGGGATATTTTCTTCAGCTTATCATATAACTCATCTTTTCTCAACTTCCAGTCCTCTTTGAGCTGTTGGTATTCAGTTGATTGTGAAAATATTTCTGACATAATTATTTTTTAACTTGCTTATTTCTTAACTTGCCTCTCGGTAGGCCTTACTAAATCACCGAATGGAGGTATTGGAGTCTGGCCTCTTGGCGGTCTTTTGCCTTTGCCAACGGCCTCATTCTTATTTTTAACCGCCATTGCCTTGCGTGTAGCGTCAATATGCCTCACTAATGCGCCCTGATGCTCTCTTGGCAACTGTTTAAACGCAGGAGACTGCAAAAATGCGGTATGTACGGTCAAATGAATCGCATGGTCTTCATCAGGCCTGACAACGGCAGTAACAGGATTCTCGTTCTCTTTGGCAGCCTGCTGTGCAACCTGTTTCTTGGCATTATCCCTGTCCTGCAATTGCTCTTGAACAGGAATTATAATGCGATCCATTTCTTCAACCTGATAACCGTCTTCAAAGAGCATTCTGATTATTTCAGGCACATTGACTATTTGCGGGAATTTAATGCCGTCAGCCAGCATGGCTCTGTATTTCTGCACCCTCTCAACCATTTCAGACAATATATTCTCATATCCTTTGACTCTATGGTCAAAATTACCCTGTATTGATTCAGAAGACAGCTTTTCCCACTCCCATCCTTTTTCACCGAATATCCTGACCGGATACTTATCGGGCAAAAACTGCTGATTATTAGCGTTCATCATGCTGAATACTACGCTTAATTCACGCCTTATTCTCTTAATAATAAGCTGAAAACGCCTGTTAGCTTGTGCTGTTTTGAGCTTAACTTCGCCTAATGTCTTATCACCCTCAACCTCATCCGTACCTGAAATGTAATCCGTAACCGCTGATTTATTCTGCGTTCTTCTCTCTAAATATTCAAGTATAAATTGATGTGAAGTGTCTATTTTAGGCGTATTCAGCACTATAAAACTGTTTCTAGGATCGTTCATTGGATACATCATGCCAGGCCCATAAACAGGAGGATTTTTCCGCCAGTTAATGCCTGTTCTCTTTGGATCATAGAGAGTAGGTTTCAGCACGTCATACATGGCAACGGACAGAATAATATTAGTCCAGTCATCCAGCATGTTAATCTCATCCTCAGTGGTCTGCAAAGGAGATAATCCAATAACTTGATTCTCTACCGGTATCAATGAGAGCAAGCGAATAGGGAACTTATTATGCCAAAATTTCAATACTTCATTCCGAACCATTATATCACCCTGTTCAGTAAACGCTGATAAATACATCCTCCCCTCGTATCTGTAATAAATCTCTTTGATAACTACTTCTTTTTCAAGGAAAAATCCAATCGGATCTGAATACGTAACGTCTTGCTGTTCTTCCCTCTCTTTCGTAAACTCATCTAACGTTTGTCCGATCATGCTTAGCATTGAAGTCAAATCCATGTTGATATACCTGCCGTCATCTCTCATTTCCCTAATTGTTTTCTTTATTTTAACCCCTAAAAACGGCAAACTATCTTGTGACGTTCCACGTGGAACTATTAAATCCTCATAAGGTATTGTTTGTAATACATGGGTAAATTTATCCTTAACCTCCTCTATTTCCTTTTCAGGGCCAAATCCAACTCTTTTACTGGTAAAAGGCACTTTCATTTCGTATTTGTGACCCCTCCTGAATGTCTTTATCTTTTCGGTTTTAACGTCAATCTTCAAAATACCGAGTGTTTTAGTGGCTTGCCTGATATAATCCTCCAGCTTTTCATCCAGATGATCCGATTCGATTTGAAAGTTAAGCACTTTCTCTGAAAATTTTGCCCCTTTCTTATCACTTTCCTCCTGCCCAATAACCTCACATCTTATCTTACCGGCTACCAATCTCGGCAACATGGTCTCTACTATCTGAAATGCCTGACCGGATGAATATTGAGTAGGCAAACTCCTTGCATATGAATTGCGTTCTGATTCAATCCTGTCATCTCCTCTGCCATAGGCCAGATTAGAAAAATAGAGATTTTCCAACCTTTCATAAATGCTCTTATAACTGCGATACCAAGCTTCAGCCGCTTGCACGGGCATCATTAATATTTCCCTGACTTTCGCCTGATTCAACGGAGATACTTGTTCAGCTTCAGGCGTGCTTACCTCTATCTTCTCTTTCATCTGCTCAAGCTCATCCTCCTCTAATTTTTTCGGCAACATTATGCCTTTTTTATTTGGCATTATCTTCTTCTGATGAATTTAGCGTAATTAGTATTAATTCCTTCCCCACCTCCAGAGTACAGCTCATATTCTGATAAATAGCTGATTGCTCCGTATCTGAATGCGTCTGCTCCGTGCTTGGCCCAATTATTGACTGCGGTTTTTTTATAACATGCGTTTTTTTCGTCATATTCCTTTTTAAAGTTTTTTAAGGCATCCAGCCCTTTCTTGCATTTAACTTTATCAAACCAGCACTTATGAAATATCATTCTCACGCAATGAATGCCGTCTGCTACGTCCAATTTATCAACCACTTTGCAATTATGCTGGCCTAACAGCTTTTCCGCCGTTTCAAGCCTACTAGCTCCGGTTGACAGCTCCTGAACTTCAATGTCATGCGGGAAATAATGCTTGCTGTAATTATAATCCCTGACTTCCTTATCATTTAACTGCTTGACATAGTAAGGAATACCCTCATGCTCTCCTGAAATATAGTCAATATATCTTATTTCATTAGCGACTACTTGCCTGAACCATATTGACATGGCTTCCGATTCACCAAGCCCTAAATCCCATATAGTTTCAACCGGCAAGGTTTTATCATAATGCACGGTCGTAATCCTGTTCTCCTCCTTAGCCTGCCTTAATTCATTAGCATAATAAGCTCCCTCAATAAACGGATCCTCCCAACTGCCCTCGCGCCACTGCTTCCTTAAAACCGGATTCTTTATACTATTTAAAAATGCTACATATTTCGGGTCTTTTTGCATAATATGCGGGTTATCTTGCACTTTGGCCGGTATAAATATCTTAGTCTTAATCAATCCAGTTTCTTTATCTCTAGTTTTAATAACTGTCTCAGGTTCATCTTCGCATTTAAACCTTTTCTTAACCCACTCATGGCCGTCACCGTCAGGATTAGTAGTAGCGAATGTTTGGGCCTTAATTCCATCAACTGTGGAACGATTTGAACCCAACAGCTTTTCATAATCATCTTCTCTGGGAATATGGGTAAGCTCCTCGATAAGCATTTTCTGATATTCATGGCCCTGATATTGAGTGTAGGCTTCTGCGTCATTCAAATGGCCCGTCTTGAATATCGATCCTGACGGAAATCTTATTTCAACCGGCCTGCCTGCAAATACCGCTCCTGTCGGTTTATACATCTCTCTGGCCCGATCAACCCAGTCAGATAAATCCTTTTCATTTCTCCTGATTATCAATGCCCTGTATTTTGGTATG